TTAGGTATATCCATTAAATTAATTTATTAATTTTAGTTAAGGGCTTATAAAAGCCTTTAGTTAATTCATTCTTGTTATATGCTGCTTTTTTAGGTTTAGCTATGCACTTAATTTTATCCTCCTGGTATTTAGCCCAGCTAACTATCTGAATATAAGTACCATAAGGAGTAGATTTACTAGTAATCATGTGTGCAGTTATTAGCTTTTTCAGTATGCAGCGTATCCTACTTACTTTAATACCAGTACTATCTGATAAACTGTATAGAGATACTAAACACTCTCCTGCTTTTACTGAGCATAGCCTACCTCCATACTGCCAGCTATTCTCTTTATGGTTTACTCTGCTTAGTAACTCTATCCAGAGATGCATAGTATAACTATCCTTATATAGTTTAGTATCTCTTATCTTCCTATGGAGCTTTATAAAGCCCTTAGCTCTCATAAGCTAGGCTATTGATATGCTCAACACTAAAAGAGTAATTAAACTCCTTAAAAGCCTCTTTAAGCGCCTTAATAGTACTCTCCAGCTCTTTAGTATATATGTACTCCTCTATATTACCTATTTTAAAGCTAATCATAAAAGGAGCTGCTAAAACTGAGGATAATATATTATGCTCTTTAAATTTACTCAGCATATCCTCATTAGTCATAGACATGTTATCTATACCTAAATAACTCTTTTTTAAGTTATCATATAGCTCCTTATACTCAGCCCAGTACTTATAATTATCCTTATGCTTAGCCTCATAGTAGTAAAAGCTAGTCCTATCTCTATCTATATGCTTACTTAACTCATCATAAGTAAAGCCTAAATCTCTCATTAAAAAATTAGCGCTAGCTACTCTACCTAATACTAATACTCTAGCTCTATTACCTCCATTAATATCCTTAGCTGGTACATCTAATAGGGCTGCAGTTAAATCAGTTATATCCTGGAGTATCTTTTTATTATTCTTAATCATATTATTTAGTATTTTCTTTAATCATTCTAGTTAAAGTATCCTCCTGCTTTTTACTCATATTATAATTACTCATTTTAGAGGATACTGCAGCACTCTTACCAGTATTAATATACTCTAGCATAGCATTATAAATATCAGTACTCATTTTAGGCTTAGGCTTAGCTACTGGCTCATTTACCTTATTACTATCAGCATCCTTAGTATCATCTAGTAAAAATAAATTACCTAGAGCATACTTTTTAGCATAACTAGAGCTACTACCAAAACTCTGAGCTATATCCATTCCTTTTCTATTAGGATTTATACCAGCCTCAGCCTCTACATATATAGAATTTTCTCCATCTGAGATAGTAGCTTTAGAGGTTAATACTAAATATCCTGCTTTCTCCTCAGTTTTTTCAGTAATAGTAAGGTAGCAGCCGTATTTTAATAGTAAAGGCTTTAGAGCCTCTAAAATTCCCTCTGCACTCCTATAATTGTACTTACCAAAACTATTATACTCATTTTTTGGCGCTTTTAGCTCACTTTGGATATTTACTAGATAATCCATTTTATTTAATTTTGTCATTTTATTTATTTATTTAATTTAATAGAGATAATCTCTTTACCTCCTTTATAGATAGGAGCGGCTAATAGCTCTCCAGTATCTAAATTTATTACATCTACTTTTAGGGCTGCCTTATGCTTATCCTTTAAGGCTTTTAGCTCTAACTCCATAGATACTACCTCTACTATATTAGAATAATCATATCTACCAGCACTACTCTTATTAGTTATCTCAGCATCTCCATAGGTAAAGGTTTTACCATGCTTAGCGGCCTCATCTATTACTGCATCAGATATACTAGCCTTTGCTAGCTTTACTATCTCCTCTAGCTTTTTAAGGCTTACAATAGCCTCTAAAGGGTTTATAGTGCCATCTAATACAGAGCTAGTAATATTAGCTACTACCTCATTAACTTTAACTGTTTTTAGTAATTCCATTTTATTTAATTTTTAAAGGGTTGAAAAGTTCTGAATTTAAAGCATACATATCTACAGTATCATTAGTTAAATAATGGGCTAAACTCATGGCATCCGATACTCTTACATCTCCATAAATTACCTCCTTACTGAGTACTGCTAATAAATTCCTATAAGTAGATGGATACTCATTTTTAACCTCCTCTAGCTTAGCTAGGTAAAAAGGCTTTAATCTATTTAGTAATATATCCATTATGCGTAGTATTCTTTAGAGCACTCTCTACAACAAAATACTTGATTAATAACCTCCTCATTACAGTTACCACATTTTTCAGTAGGCTTATTTTTATCCATCTCATCATACTGCTCTACTATATACTCCTCTATCTCTCTAAAAATATCACTATCATTATCAGACTTTATACCTAAAGCCTCAGCTATCTTATCATATACCTTACTATCGTTAAGTATATTACTTACTATCTCTACTCTATCCATTATCTTAAATTAAAAAAAAGTTCTATTAAGGTAATAGTACCTAATAGTATATATAGGATGCCATATAAGGCAGCCATTCCTAAAAGTATCTCCATCATTTTGTAAATTAAATTTTTCATATCTTAGTTATTAGTTATACCTCAAAAACCCCGACTATCTCTAGTCAGGGTATCTATGATTATCATAGTTTAGCTCTCAGCATGTAGCTGCCACTCATCTCTAGGCTCAGCTATAACATCTACATCATGCTTTTTAGTACTTCTTAAAAGATACTCAGCCTCAAACATTAGCTCACTCATTTTCTTTTTTAATAGCTTTATCTCATCATAGATATTCTCACTATCATCTCCATCAAAATTATAATCACATCTTAAAGCATTTGCAGAGTTTAGTAATAATTGTAGAGCATCATGTTTTAGCTCAGTATCTCTTTTATCATCTCCTCTCTCCCATTTATCAATAGTCTGTACTGCATCTACTGTAATAGTTATACTCTTTGTGTTGAAATTCTTTTTCATAATAAATTTATTAATTAATAATATGCAAATAAAGGTATTATATATTAGACTACAAAACTTTATTGACAAAAATTTAATATCTTTTTATCTACTAGGTATAGAGCATAAAAAAAGAGCCTATTATAGCTCTTTAATTTTGGTATCTGTTAGCATTAAAAGTATTTAAAAGTCCTTTAAAACGCTCTAAAATGAGTTTACTAGAGAGGCATAGGCTCTAAAATAGGTAGTCTACCATTATCTAATATTACTCCTACTGCTATGATAGGCTTTTTAGTGAAATTCTTAGCATAATTAGCAGCATAGCTATTTACATCAAAAGCAGCACCTAGCTGCATACTCCATAATAGGCTATCCTTATTAGCATGATATATAATTGAGCTCTCAGTATGGATATGCCCCTGGCAAATTTTAGTATTCCAGTTAATAGCTCTATTAATAGCTCCATTCCTACCACTACTACCAGTACCATGGATATATAATACGCCATCTATATTAAACTTATCAGCCCATACCCAGCCTGGAGTACCTAATACCTCATTAAAATCCTTTAGCCAGGCATTAGATAAGCCAGAGGCTACTAATTTACGGCTTATAATAGCATCATGGTTTCCGATGCAAACGCTAGCTACCTTAAAGGCCTGCCAAAAGGGCTTTATCTGCTTAATAGCAAAAGCTAGCTCATCTCCAGCACTTAGGCCATCTGGCGTTACCTCATGAAATGAGCTAAAAGAGTTATCTAGCAAATCTCCAGTAAAATGCACTCTATTACAGTTATATTTTTTATAGATATTTTTACAGTGCTGCAAAAATCCTGGCTCTATAAATGGAGCATGTAAATCTGGTATCACTAATACCCTCCTATCCTCCTTATCTCTATTACGATTAATTAGCTCTGCCTCCTCTGGAGTAAGCCTATACTGTTTATTAGTCATATACAAATATATTAATATACCCTAAATAAATTAAGGTACTTATTAACTAAAATTAACAACTTATTTACTTTCCTTTGTTAAAGGATAAAGCTATTAGAGGTAATACCGCTATAAATGCTAATATAAGAGCATGAGTAGTAATATCTCCTTTAGCAGTCATATCTGCAGCAGCCGCTATCACTAGTACGCCAGAGATACTCCTCCTAGCCGAAAATTTACCAGTAGCAGTATGTTTAAATATTCCTGGTATAGAGCCTAGAGCCTCTGCTATAGCCTTAATAGGTAATAACTTACTCATTATTAGGTACTATAGCATCTATTAACTTATCTATATAGTTAAATATAGCATCATCTTTAACGCCTGGCGTTAATCTTACTACTACTTTAATTAAGGCTAATACTGCTATTAGTAGCTCAGCCCAGTTTCCTAAAATAAAATCCATTTTTTATTATTTAATTATATAGCCAGCACGCTGCAGGCTTATTATTATCAGTATCTATATGTAAAAAAGTCTTACCTATTCCAACTCTATTTATTCCATTTTTATAAATAGCTTTTAGTAGCTTAGTTCTATCTCCAGAGTTATTACAGTGTAAATCTACTGCTACTCCTTTTAAATGAGATGAGCCAACTCTACCACCTACTACCGCATTATGTATTACAGTCCTAAAGCCAGAATTAACACTTATAGGACTGCCATAATCTCCTCTAATTTTATCTAATTTTTGTAGTAATTTGCAGCACATTTTAGAGCCACTACCAGCCTCATCTGGGCTATCAAACTCATCTAAACTAAAGTATTTTAAATCCATTTTTAAGCTATTTTAATCACTTCTAAGCAACTTTAAACCCTTTTAGGTATGCTAGTATCAAAATAAAAAGATAATTGATTACTAGGTTAAACGGGTACACTAAAAAATAAACTTTAGCTATTGCTTGTTTTTCTTAATTTCTTTTCTATGGGCATACCATTTATCAAAAGTATAAACTAAAGATACAACTAATAAAAGTATCTTTAATCCTGCCTCTATTTCTGTAAATGTTAAAGCTAAAGCAGTACTATTTACTGCTGCTACTTGGCCTATTTCGGCTAGTGTTTTTTCTATTGGCATTACTTTTAGTCTTATTTAAAAAGGCTTTTAACTTAGCCTCATTTTTAATTTTAATATATCTTTTTACTATTTGCACTATTAATATAAATTCATATTATTAGTATATTTGGTTGTAGATGGGCTAACATCTGCTCCAGCACTTAAAGCGTATTTAGGGAATAAAGCAGCATTATAGCATAGGTAATCTATTAACCTAGCTCTATACCACTCTGCAGTATTCTTAATACTATCTTTTAAATCTCCTAGCTCCTCTCTGGATAGTGCTACTCCATTCTCAGATGTTTTACTATAAATATTACCATTCTCTATTTTATAAGCTAAAAAAGGTATAGCCTGCAGAGTAGCATAGTGCACCAAAACGCTCTGTATATAATCATCTACTAAAGTTAAATTATCTCCAGTTAAAGTACTAGCTAAAATATGAGCCTGCAAATCCTCATATAAAGCAGTACCTAGAGCACTCTCTATATAAATCCTCTGAGCATCCTTTAAATGAGGTAATATTAGAGATGGAGATACATTACCAGCTATTGCATAGCTCTTTAATTTTTCTTCTGATATAAATAGTGCGGTTGCAGCCATAATCTTTTATTTTTTCTTATTTATTTATAAATGCTTTATTAGGCATATCACTAGGCCGTACACTCCAGTCAGTTTCTTTATTAGGAGCTGGTTTAAATCCTCTCCTCCTAGCCTCAGTAGTACCTATAATATCATTACTAGAGCTAGCTGCCTCTCCTTTTTTCTGCACAAAAATAACTCTCAGCCATTTATGTTGGCATGCTCCTCCTCCCTTGTAGAATTTATGTAAATCAGGAGTACCTAGCTCTTTATCATAGCAGTTATTAAGCCAGATAGAGTAGGTATTTTTACCTCCCTCTCCCCATCCTGGATTAACTGCCATCCTACTCATCTTTAATATATCGGACTTTCTATATACTAATCCTGAGTTAGCTTTACCTACCATAAGCCTACAAAATTCTCTTTGTGGGCTCTGGCTACCACTATATCTATATCTAACTCTAAATTTAACTCCTACCTCTGTAGTCTGTTTACTAGTCCCATCCTGGTTACTAGGTAAATCTGGGCTAGGACTACCATCTTTTACATTAGCTAACTCAGTTTTATTATTTAACTGCTCCTCATAATCATCATCCTCTAACTCATCAGTAGTATCCTCTATAGCTAGTACATCATAATCCTTTAGTAAATCCTCCTCATACTCTCCTAAACCATCTAAAAGGCTATCTAGCTTATCTAAGCTAATATCTTTTTTAAGTACTGTATTAGCATCTACAACCTCCTCAGTAGCCTCTAAAGGCTCTAAACCGAGCTCCTGGCGTATCTCTGAGGTAGTCATAACTTTTTCTAGTATCTCAGTACCAAACTTATTAGCGAATGGTGCTACATCTTTAATCTTAAAAGGTATATTAATATCATTAATAGCAAAAACCTTACTAAGTGCTTTAACTATTATATCCTGGTATGGTTGTATTACACTCCTGCTATATAATTCATAAGCCTCTAATAGCTCATTTTTACCTCCTAGAGCTCCCTCAGTTTTTACGCCCATTAAAGATGGAGATACTACTCTATGCCCTATCATTAAATTTTGTATAACTAACTCATTAAGTGCTAAATATTGCTGAGGTGCATCTGATAAAGCTAAATTTTGTATATCTGGCGTATTAACTCCCTCATCTGTAAAAGTCATTACCATTTTTTTACCTCCTACTCCAGTCATTTTGCGAGTAATAGCGTTCTCTATTATCTGTTGCTCCTCCTCTGTTGGCTGGCCTGAGTTAAAATTAATCCAGGTTGTTGGCGAAAATCCTCCCGTTATATTGTTATAATGGTACTCAGATACTAAACCATCAGTTAAAATCCAGTTAGTAGATGCTGAGTAGCTAGGTGCTCCATACAAATCTAGCCCTGGAGTATAATCTCTTACATATAATAACTGATTTGTAGCCTCTCTATTATAAGGATTAAATGCAGCTATAGGAGTAGGAGCATTTTCTTTACGCCTAGTATTACCCCAGTCTGCAGAAATCCAGTAATCCTCTACTACTCCATTACTATTAGGTACTCCTATCCTTATTTTTTCTACTGGTACATGCGTTATGCTAACTACACTCTGCTTATCCTTACTATAAATTATATTTAAAGCTATAGCACCTTGTAAATATAAGTCTTTACCTAGTTTACTTAATAGCTCCTCTATACTTTCCTTAGAGTTTATATTTTTTAGGAGTAAATTCAGCTTACTAGTAGCCTCTATATCTGCATTATCCTCTATTAATATACCTTTCCCTGCTATCATAGTACTAGCAGCATCAGTAATTGCTCTATGGGTAGCCGAGTTATTATACATAGATATTAAAAACTGAGGATATAAATTTTTATAGGGTGCATCTATACCATAATTAATCCATCCATCTCCATTAGCCTCATAGGCCTTAGGAGTAATAACCTGGCTTAGATATACCTCTCTTAAAGGAGATACATAAGGAGTATTATTAGTAGTTTTTTTAGTCTTTTTAGGTTTAGCCATGATTTGTTATTTAATTTTTAAGGTACATAGATAAAATTATTAGGAGTACCATCTGTTTGTGCTTTAAATTCTACCTCTGTAATACCATCATATATTAAAGCCTTACCAGTTTGTACTAAATCCTTTACAGTTACATTAGTTACATCTAAATTAGTTAGACTACCCTGGTAAAATATCTGATAAGTATAATATCCTTTATCTATTAGCTTTATTTGCTGCAATAATCCATTAGGAGTACCGCTATTAATTACTAGTAAAGGCATTTTAACCATGTTACTATCACTAGGAGAGCCAAATACTGATACATCCATAATCTGTATTACTGTAGCACTCTCTTTAGTAAAGTCATTAGTAAAAACCATTAGCCAACTCCATGCAACTGGAGTAGATGCTAGTGCGGTACTAGGTAAACGCTCAAAAAGATTAGTATATACTACATTACTATGGTTATTATTCCTTAAATATAGCACTATTTAGCCTCTTTTTTATTTGTTTTTTTAGTCTTATTATCTACCTCCTCAAAAAAATCAGCAAATCCTGCCTTAATTACTAGCTTTATCTGCTCCTGGTTTAAAAATTGTAGTACCACTACCTTACCAGCTGGTGCTATACTCATATCTTTATACTCCTCCTTTAACTTATATCTCATCTTATTACAGTTATTAGTTTGTTATAAATATAAAACTCTACTAATTAGTAAAAAAAAGAGGATATAACATAAGCTATACCCTCTAATATTGTTTATATTATCTTTAAATCTACTTAGTATGGTGGGCTAGGGAATACAAAATATGTATTATCAAAAGGCTTAGTAGTAAATGGATAACATGCTCTTAAAGAATTAGGCTCTTGCGACTTAAAAGTTAAATTATAACCATAATTATCTGATAAACTCATACCAGTAGATGCCGTACCATCTACTAGCTCTGCTCCATTAACCTCTCCCATTATCCACTGGTTATTATTATTATCTAATATAAAAATCCTTAACCTACTCTGAGCTATTAATTTTAACTCATCTCTCATAGTATTATCTAGCCTATTGAGTTTTATAACTAAAGTATCCTCATAATAGGTAGTCCCATTTTCAGAGCTTACTAAAATTTCTTCCGATAAAATACCAGTACCTTTAGGTAAATCGTATCTATATGCGGTAATCCAGTTATTATTTAAAATAAATGAGCCATCTGGATAGTATACAGGGCTATAATCATTACCAGCGTACAGTAATATAGAGCGTATACCTCCTATGCTATCCTTACAATCTAATAGCCTACCGGCCGTTAAGTCGCAAGGCATAGATTAGTATGCTGGGCTTACAGTTAAATTAGCTAAATTGTCCCATGGATTAGTAGTATATGCTCCTGCATTACGCATAGGCTCTCTCTCCTGGCTCATTATTGTCAAATCATAAGCATAGGCATCTCCTAAAGCAGTACCAGTATTAGCAGTACCTGCAGTTAGCTCAGCACCTAATACCTCTCCTATACACCATTGATTATTATTATTATCTAATATAAAGCATACCATTCTAGTTTGAGCTATAAGGATTAACTCATTACGCATAGCATTATCTAGTCTATGCAATTTAATAGTTAGTGTATCTTCGTAAAAAACAGTCCCATTTTCGGTGGAAATCGTAATATTTTCTGCGAGGCTACCAGTAGCTTTTGGCAAATCGTATCTAAAGCCAGTAGCTGCAGCTACATTAGTTAATACAGTAGCAGTATAAGTAGGTACATAGTCAGTTAGAGGCATTAATAAAATAGAGCGTATGCCTCCTACACTATCTTTACAGTCTAGTAATCTTCCAGCGGTTAAGTCACAGTGTGATGCCATAATTTTTTATTTATTTTTATTTATTAAAAGTATTTAGGAGGGATTTCACTCCCTCCTTTATAACTTATTTATTATGAGTAAAATACTACATCAGCTCCTACTGCATGGTTAGCAGCTATAGAGAAGTTTCCAGCAATTCTAATATTTTGTGATGCATCTTTATCAGCCATATCTAAAATAGCTAAATTTACAAAGTCACTTATCAAGTCAGTCGCTGCCACCAAGTTAGCTTTTCTAGATGCTATCATAACATCAGCAGACATGCCTGGAGCATGAGCAATTTTAATACCTTCAAAAGTCAAAGGAATTTCAGCAGCATAGTATAAGTTCATGTATCCTAGAGCACTCATAGCTGAGATATAAAAACGAATAGCAGCCGTACCCATATAAATAGTTAAATCCTCTTTACCATAACATGCAGTAGGTATAGCATCTCTTACTTTACCTAGCTCAGCAACAATATTAGTAGCAGATAAAGTAGTTCCTACTACATCTACTACAGTAGCATCAGCTAAAGCAGTAGCCTCTAAATCAGTCCAGATAGTATTTTCTACACTAGCTCCAATACTTTCGCCTAAATACTCCATCATAAAAGCAGTAAAATCTGCATCCATACCTGAGTTAGTTACTCCTGGCGTCATGTTTTGAGCTTGCCAATCTTGCTCTAAATCTCTCTTACATAATTCAAGGTTTAATTTTTTCTTAACTGGAGTAATTACTCTATCAGTAAGAGTTAAAGTACCTGCAGTTGAAAAGCTACAGTCAGTATCAGCACTAATTAAACTAGCACTATCTACTACTGTTAAATTTCTTTTATACTTTACATTTTCTAAAAAAGTGATATTACCCTCTGATAAAGTTAAACCAGATTTGATACATGCACCTAGATAATCTCCAGCTTGCGAGCCAGTGTAATTACCATTTACTGTTGGATTTGCCATAATTTTTTATTTATTTGTTTTTATTTATATTATTTTGTTATATTTCTAAGATTATATCTTACTCTCTCTTTAGCAGTCATCTTTAAAATAGCCTCTCTGCTTTTATTTTGCTCTTTTACTGTAGAGAATTTATTTAATACAATCTCATCAGATGCTGGAGCATTAGATAAAGCCTCTACCTTTTTAGATAGCTCAGTAATCTCTGCTTTATAAGTATCTAAGATACTAGATAACTCAGTAGAGATAACATTAACTAACTCCTCCTGGCTAAATTCGTACTCCTTAGTGCTTTTAACTTTTTTAGGTAATCTATCTGCCTCTTTTTCTAATACTACCTCCTCCTCAGCTACCTCCTCTACTACTTCCTCCTCAGTTTCTGGCTCTACTACTACCTCCTCCTCTACTACTTCTACCATTTCAGATATTACTCCATCCTCTACTACAATAAATCCTCTACCATCCTCTAAAGTATACTCTCCTGGAGCTAATAAAATAGTAGTACCATCCTCTACTAAAATTGATACATCTGCTCCAGCCTCTAGCTCATCAAATGTAGATACAATAATAGTACCATCCTCTAATTTTTCTTGTACTGCCATCTTAACATCTACATCTAGGCCTAGTGCTACTCTTACTCTGTTTTTTAAATCCATTTTAGTATAGTTTTTTGTTATAAATATATAATTAGTTAGCTTATTGTACTTTCAGTATCTTATTACTCCAGTTTAACATAGCAGTACCTCCATAAAGGTTATAGGTAATAGTACCAAAATCTGAGTACTTACCAGTATCAATACTTTTAGTCTTATTTAAAAAGGCATTAATCTTTTTTATATCAGTAATACTTAAATAGCTCCTAGATATTAATTTTTTACCTATATTAATACTCATTTTAGTAGCATTTAATCCTCTCATCTCATCCTCTATAATAGCCCTCTGAGCATTTAGGATAGCTCTACTAGGATAATCTTTATAACTAGCTAACTCTAATATCTCAGATAAAGCAGTTAATATATCCTCATCAGTATCCTCAGAATTTTCTACTTTAGTAGATAAACTAGCTAGCCTATCAATATAAAAACCTTCTATAGAAAATCCGCGTACTTTTTTAGCTAGTATATCCTGCCATACCTCCTCATTTTCTACTTTCATAGATAATACCCAGCTCCCTTTAGGTAAATTTAAGCCGTAAATATTACTCTTATCATTTTTAGTATCCTCTACTATCCAGCTCTCTACTGTAGTTACATCATGTATAGTATCAGTATGCTCTAAAGTAGCGCTACTCTGGTTATTATTCATTAAGTATAA